AGGCCTCGCCTCATGCAAGCCATTTTTATTACTTTTCCTATTACTAATGTATCTTTCATAATAGTCCTCTTTTTTCTTTAATATCGAAATGCGTTTTAATAGAGTATATAAATTTATTAACTCTTAATAAATCTGTCGATATTTCCATGATACCTTCGTCTGGATCTTTTTGATAGTATGGTTCAAATTTTTCACCGTCCCAGAGCATTACATTGCATCCACATAAAAGAGCCTCTGCATTTAAGGCAGTAAATTTATCAAAAGAATAGATCGTCATAGTCGATTTAAGGAATTGGATTAACCTATACCGTGGTGAAGGCCATGATCTTGTAATGATCGGAAGACCTGTAATCTCTGGAGGTTTTATAATCGGGCCTTTTCCATGCCACACAGCACCTATATTCTCCCTTGGGATATCGTCTTCCACACCTATCATGTCTAGATAAGGCAAAAAGAAAATCTTCACATCCTTCTGGTTTGTGGCCTTCTGAACAGCCTCTAAATATGCCCTATGATAAGAGACAACATACTCATGATCTGGGTAATGGGTAGGGCCATTACATAGTCTACCGGGAAAATATAAAGCCCAGCGAACGGTATTTACTCCGTCCTGAAATGAAGGTGGGTATATCTCTGGAAGTATTCTAATATCATATTTGTCGTTTGGCCTGGAATACGCTCCCCATTGCGGGTTAAGATTCTCGCAAGTCATGTGTACCTTATGCCCTAGAATATAACAGAGATAACCGAGATAATGAAGGACACGGATTCCACCGCTTCCATTCTCATAACTAGGGCTTTGGATTTGAATATTCATTACCACTCCACTATTGGTACTGCTTGACATCGACATCTGTAATCTTCCCCTGCGTGGGCAACTCGGCCTGTTTTTTCATCCACGACAGGAGGATTATCCCAATCAATGATTTGATGATTTAATTCGACATGCCTACTTCGTACCTTATGATCTCCCATTGTTTGCCATTCGTATTTATCCATTCCATATTGGACATATTGCGAATGTTTGAATTTAGTTGTTAGGAGTGCGGTTTCCTGCCTTGCTATGAAAATGGAGCGATCCTTTGATAGTTTTAGTTTTGAGCCTATAAACTTTTGTACTTCCTTCCTTGGCGCACCGTCAAGAATCATCTTGTGTAGATCCTTCCTGAGTTTTTCAACGGTATCTTGAGCGAAGTTTTCAAATGACTTTCTAACCCTATTGCCAAAATCACGCTCTAGGCTTTTCTTTATCGGTAGGTCTATGGTGGTTAGATAATCCTTGCTTATCTTTTCCATGCCTTCAGGACTGAGTTTTGGCTGTATGCCAGCGGCTTTTCTAACTGTGTCCTTTAGCTTCTTAGAGAGATGGTTAAGATTTTCTTGAGCAATCCCTTTTATCCCCAATGTATCCTGTGTCATACCACTAATAAATGATGGGGTATCTTGGATTATTTTATCAAATTTCCTATTTATGTTTTCAGTCATGATCTTTGTTTCGATAATATTTTTCTCGATAGCTGCCTTGGCTATGAATGGCAGCTTGGAATTATGGAGGTGCCATTCTCCTCTCTTGAAAACCGCACCTATGGATTTTAGCTCCTTCGATACTTGCGCCCAGAATTTTCCCTGGAAGGAACCATCGGAATAGGTGATAATGCCTTCCCTTAAGGCTTTCTCCAATATTGTGATTTTAGCGTTATCCATCCTGTCCTTTGCTGCTTCAACCAAAGGATCGAATACCAGGAGTTGGATATTGTTGAAAAGGTACTCGGCCAGTTTTTTGTGCCAAGTATCATTATATATGATCGGTTCTAATTTTTTCCTTGGCATATGTTATCCTGCTTTTGCTGGATCTGGTAAAGGAAGAGAATCGACACCTAATTCTTTCAGCTCCTCTATTGTATAGGTCTCGTTTGGATTAAGGTCGATAGCGAATATCTTCTCATTATTAATTAACTCTACGGCTTTTTCAGTTGTGCAAAGCCCACCATTAACTGAAGTAACGATCCTACTTAATGCCTCGGTTTTCATCATGCTTTCTTCCTTATTAGTCATGATCCTAAGCGGCTTGAATTCGAAATCCATATTGTCTGGAATATATCCAAGGACTTTTTGTGAAACGATTTTTAGAATGGTATTCATTCCAGTTTTGACTTTTGACCTAATATCGGATTCGATCATAGCATTGTAATTCTCGATATCGTCCTCTCCAGAGTTGAAGCCTGAAGCGGAGATCCCAAAGAGCTTAGTCATGGGCATACGGAGATCACAGGCAAGACCGATTCGGATTTGAGTTAGGATTTCAGACAGACCAGAAAAATTAAGAGCCTTTTGTTCGTATTCGTCCTCAGTATCTAGAACGAGAGCATTCTGATAGTTCTTAATTTGAGAGGCTGCCGTGATTCGATTGGCTGTTTTTGTGGCACCGTCTTTAGTAGCAATGGAGCTATTGAACCCACTTATTTTGAAGACATCTATTTTAGATTCATCCATCACCTCATAGACTACGTTCTGGTGCTTTAAATACTGATTGTACGACCTGACAATCTTTTCCAGCTCTGATACACCCCAACCACCGAACTGCCCTTTAATCAGTGAAGGAGCGTCTTTATTCTTAAGTTTGATGACATTCTCCCTGTGTATTTTATGACCATAATAGTTGTATGGGCAATCAACGTTATCCTCTTTAGCCAGTTGGTCGAGAGAGGACATACCCTGTGATGAATAGGAAAGCTCCCAGCGATCTGCTGCATGGAAATCAAGAGAAGTTTTTTCGGTGATAGAGCCTATTTTTAATGGCTTGCTCATATCCTGACCAGCATTTATGAGTAGTCCTGCTCCACCATAGAGACGAGCCCATTTTAAGGCTTGTGCATAATGGATGAGGACTTGTTCCCGATCAAGATATGAATCGAGATCCTTAATATCATCCGGTGATAGTTCAGGGCATTTGATTATGATACCGCCACGAAAGGCATCATCAATTGGTTGATCTATTAAGACCTGAACAATGCCATGCTCCAGATAAGTCTGAGAGAGCAAAGCCCTGTTAAGAGTGATTGCATGGAATCGGTTATTGAAACTCAGGGCATCGGTTTGTGAGATATTTGCACCGATCCCTCCAGATGTAACCCCAGCTACAAAATCAAATAATGAGTTTAGCTGTAATGATCCTGGTATAGGTACTGTTTTTAATGCTTCTTCAATCCGACTTGGTTTTACATCATTCTTTTTTATTTTCTTTTTCATATTTATGTCCTCTGCTTAAAATGATCTCACATAACCCCAGTATCGTAAATAGTAACCTTGCGCTTTATAAAGTTATTAAGCCCATACCTAAGAGCGTCAATACAATGATTGTAATCGTCGATTACTATAGGCAAAATCTCTGTTGTGTGCTTATCAATCTTGAATGAGTATCGTTTAAATTCCTCGATGGTATGAATACAGGAAGGATGGATAACGACCTTCTCAAATGCTCCTCTAATGTATTCAATTCCATCCTCGACAGATCCTGCCCACTTGTCTGCGCCTTGTATGTTCCAACCTTGATTCTTCAAATATGATATGGTTTCAGGTCTAGCACAATCGCCAAATATTTTGTAGTGGTTTCCAGCTATGACCTTTTTAATGAGTTTTCCTAAGTCATCCATCTCGACATGATGGCCATAGACCTCTTTGTCAATGTATAGCTTCCTGTCTCTTATGAAGCATCTGATAACGGTCGATGGATCTTTTGCAAAGCCGAAATCCATGCCGTGATGGTAGGCTTCAACGCCTTCAGATGAGAATTCCTCGACCGAGTATTTGCCCTTGAATACCTGCGCGTCCGATGTGGTTCGAAGTTGGCCTTCCCACACATGTAGATATTTTTCATAGTCTGTAGTTTTTAAATGCTCCATCTCTCTACGAAGCACTTCGGGGAAATATGGATTATCGGAATAATTAACTTTCTTGACCAGACTATTGGGTTGTGTATTTACTATGAAATCTTGATATACGGGATCATCTTCATGGGTAGGATTAAAGGTGATCATAAACTGGCTATTGGGTTTTCTGATAGTAGGGATCAAGATTTCCCAAGAAGCTTTGGATACTTTATCGGCTTCCTCTATCCAGCACATATCTATCCCCTCGGTAGATTTTACACTCTCAATATTGTGCGCTAGACCCTTAAAAATGAATTGAGAGCCGTTTATACTGGATATGGAATGATTAGCTATACGGAAATATCTATCGAGCTTATATGTGTAGATTATGCCCGTGAGAAGGGAATGGACGGATTCCATGATAGAGTTCTGGAGTTCTCTCGTACAGAGTATTTTAAGGGTTTGACTCATAGACTTACAGATAAGATATCTTGCTATGCTATGTGATTTGGAAGATCCACGTCCACCATAATAGACATAATACCTATAATTATCCCAAAGATCGGAGAAGATATCAGGGATGATAATATTTATTTCATTCTTCATTTTTGCTTTTAGTTATAAAATTTATAACTGGCATGACTTCCGTTGATGCTGTTTTAAATTCAGATACCATTTTATCTGTCCATCCCAACATATTTTTGAGGGCAAAAATTATGACGGAGGCATTACCATTTTCAATTAATTGAAATGCTTTCCTGCGGAGAGATATTTTCCCCTTAACCGCTTTTGTCTTATAATACTCTAAATAATTCATTCCTTTTTCTGCTTTACATCTATTTTCTAATGTCTCAACTGTGCAGTTAAAAAACGATGCTATTTCGACTTGAGTACATTGGAGAAAACAAAGTTTATCAAATTGATCCCAATCCAAATCTATTTTTGGTCTGCCCCTTGGATTACCTGTTGGCTTATGTTTTTTAGGCATAATTTATCCTTTCGCAAGTTTTAAAAATTCGTTTCTTGCTTCTTGATTTCTCATGCAACCAATAAGTTCACTTGTTACCATAACGGAATTTTGTTTGCTGACTCCCCTTGATATCATACATAGATGTTTGGCTTCGATTAACACAGCAACACCAAGAGGGTTTAAATGCTCATTTATGGCTTCGGCTATTTGTTTTGTTAATCGTTCTTGGATCTGTAACCGTCTAGCAAAGCAATCTACCAATCGTGCTAATTTTGATATACCAACCACCCGGCTATTGGGGATATATCCTATATATGCCTTACCAAAAAAAGGGAGCATGTGATGTTCACAGGTACTATAAAATTCAATATCTTTTAAGATTATTAATTGATCGTATCCATCCGCGTCGAAAGTCCTTTTTAATATTTCTTCCGGAGATTGATTATATCCCGAATATAGCTCTTTCCATGATTTAACAACACGACTAGGAGTATCGATAAGTCCCTCTCTATAGGGATCATCTCCGATTGCTGATATGATGTCTTTTATGTTTTGTTCCATCATTTAATTTTCATCCATTTATGAGTTTGTAATGATATCCTCCAAAATATGTTATTTTTTTGAAAATCTAATATTGCCTTTATGGACTTTCTAAAGCTACCAAATTCAGGGGATAGATAGTAATATCTTCCGTCTTCTATATTATGTCTTTTAAGTATGGAAAAATCAAAATCTTTATCAACCACATATTTAAATTCATTTACCCTTTTTTCAATATCAGGATGTATAATATATGCTGATTCTTTTTTTGGACTGCACGTAATCCAATCTATACCATTGATATATGGCATGGTTCCATTTGTCTCACAGTTAATTTTAAAACCGAATGGATAGAGTATCTTGATTATATCTTCTATCTGTGGATTGAATAAAGGTTCCCCCCCCGTAATAATACAGAGGGGGGCGATTTCCTGTTTACATATATCCTTCAATTTATACTCAGGATAATTTTGAATTATCTTCCAATTGGTATCGCACCATTTACATTTCAAATTACAATTTGGTAATCTGATAAATAAAGCCTTTACCCCTGAGTAAAAGCCTTCCCCTTGCACTGACCAAAAGATCTCGCTCAATTCATAATTTTGCATCTGCTTTACAATTCTCCGTTTCATATAATTCGATATGATAGACCGTTACCCCTGTTCCTTCTAATGCTATTGGGGCAACCTTTTCCAATAACCATTGGGCCATATTTTCGGCGGTGGGATTGAAAGGGGATATCCATATAGGCTTATGTGCATGATGCTTGCTGAGATCGTTTATAAGCTCCATATCCCTCTTCCAGACTATGAAAGTATGATCCCAATTATCGTCGATCCATTGCCCTATTTTGCCCTTTAAAACGGAGAAGTCAATTACCCTGCCTAAATCATCCATCTTATCCGCTTTGGCATGTATCCAGACCACATAATTATGACCATGAGGATTGGCACATTTCGATTCATGGTTCATCACCCGATGACCAGAACAAAATTGAATACGTCTTGAACACGTTATCATTTTATCCCTTTCGATAAAAATTGCTCCGAATAGCCGAGTTTTAAACCATTTAGAGGACAATCAATTTTATTTTTAAATACCTTGCTTAAAAAATCACAATATGATTTCCCGGCTAAAATAGTTATCTCCTTATCAATGATTCCAAACCGGGTAGCTTGGTCTATCACCTGATCTATGGTTATGGTTTCGTTTTTTCCTATTTTCTCGTTATAAGGCATGATCATTTTTTTGGGTTCGATAAGCCCAAATTTTGCGCTTATAATAAAGATTTTATAATCTGGAGTCCTTAACGAAGCATAGGCATATGCCTTTTTGAATATTGGTCCTATATACATATTTTTCGCATAAGACATTACTTTTAATTTTTTTTGACCGCAGCCTACGATATAAATCATGACTTTTTCTCATATCTGGTTTGATCTTTTACTCCTGCTAAAATGAATGCTTCTTTTCTCTCAACACAGGTTCCACATTCTCCGCAATGACGCTCTCTTCCCTCATAGCAACTATAGGTCATAAACATAGGCACATTAATATCATCACCTATCTTGACTATATCTTTTTTTGTGAGATCACCAAATGGAGTTAATAATCGTATATTATTTTCGGTGCCATGATAGATGGCCTGTTCCATCGGTGCGGTGAATGCTCTCCGGCAATCGGGATATATTGCGTGATCCCCAAAATGGCTTCCTATAGCAATTTGCTTGGCATCTATACTCTCTGCATATCCTGCTGCTATGGAAAGCATGATCCCATTACGAAATGGCACCACGGTCTTTTTCATTGATTCATCTTCATAATGACCTTTGGGGATTGATCCCCCCTTGAGTAGTAAATCACTTTCAAAGTTCTCAGATATAAAATCGAGATCTATCTTTTTAATGCTTACTCCATAATGAGCCGCTATTTTTAATGCCGCCTGATATTCCCTCTCATTATGTTTTGATCCATACCAAAAAAATAAGCACTCAACTGTTTTATTCTCTCGCATGATATGTGCCAACATTACCGATGAATCCAAGCCTCCTGATAACACAACTAATGTTTTCATATTATATTTTTCATCCTTTTATACTCATCTAAAAAATCAACTAAATAACTATCTCCGATTGCTATTGCCAAGAACATATATGTTTTAAATGTTTTTTCGATATCGAGAGACAACCTTAAAGATCCATTGATAGTACATGATTTTAGGAATGACTTTTTTCTTCCAAATAATCGCCATGCGTCTTTTTTTGCGCTGTCCATAACATCAATATTTTTATCCTTGAGTATCTTTTTTATGTTTTGATCATATACATTTTTTTGGGTGATTATTACTTTTTCATCTCCTCCAACATAAAATGTTATTCGTCCATACCTGGGAGCAGCAGACCATGTTGAGCTATCGCACATATAGGGTTTATACTGTTTTATAAAATCCAAATGGACAAAGCCAAGCCAATGGACTTTCCTATTGCCGATTATTTTCATGATCCCTTTTACAAAACCTTTATTGCCTGGAGTACCTACAAGACCGCCAATACCCACTATATCACTTGTTTTATAATACTCGTCTATGGCTTTGATGTCTTCTCCACGAGTAAAGATTGGGATTGGTTTAAAGCCTCTTCTTAACATTATTTCATAGTTTTTTAATGTGGCATCGGGATTACCCACGACATCAAGAGTAAAATATTTCCAAGGTTTAAATGGGAGTCTTTCGATAAATTTACAATAATCATCCAGCTCTATTTTTTTATTTGCTTTCCATGCCGTAAATGCCCCTGAATCAAGGACAAATCTAATAAGGTGTTTATTCTCATTAATGAGTTTTATTTTGTCCTCCATATAGGGATAGGCAACAAGGATATTTAATTTTTGTTCATCATCCAATTTTTAGTCCTTTATATTTAGAATTTTTTAAAGTTTCTTTTATAAAAGACGTTAAATCATCAACGGTTTCTTGTGGACATTTGATTTTAAGAGTTGCCATTATTCCATCTAAATTTTCGTCTATATCATCAATTATATCACTTGATTTACCCATATCCCAATTTACATCGTCAAAGCCTAAATCCTCTTTATCCCAACCTGCAACTTTTAAATCATCTAATTCAAATGATAGTAATTCAAAGTCCCAATCAGCAAGATCAGCCATTCGATTTACAGATAAACGGAGAGCCTTTATTTCATCATCGGTCATATCATCACAGATAGATACCGGTACCGTTTGCATCCCTAATTTCTCGGCTACTTTTAATCGAAGATGCCCATCAATAATTAATCCATCGGACTTAATCAAGATAGGTAATCGGAATCCAACTTTAGAAATTATTTTTGTCGCTTTATCTATAGCATGATCATTTTTCCTTGGATTTTTAGCATATGGCATCAAATCAGATATAGGCCAATACTCAATGGATATCTTAAGCTCATCAAACATCTTATTCCCCTTATAATAGGTATGATCTACCAGGTATATGTTATTTTTTTGAAAAAAGCCAATGATATTACTATCTGAGAAATAAATGTTATTTATTATTGCTAATAATTTCACATGTTTATACTTTTTTATAAAAATACCGCTAAAGTTTTTTCAGTTTTACCCGATAAGGGGATATGAGTCGGTTGAATGGTTAACCGATACGAAACAAAAAAAGGAACATAAAATGAAAAAGACAAGAGCAGACAAAATTAGGGATTTTATGGTAGGACAAGATTTTTTAACAACGGCCGAGATAGCAAAGGGCATCAAAGCTCCCGACTCTGACCGAGTAGCTATATCATCATTTTTAGTTATGGGCGAAAAAAAGGGTTTCGTTACATCTGGCAAATATCTTAAAGTTTGCACCATAACTGAACGCGAAGTTAAGGCTTATAAATTGATCGAGCCAAAAAAGACTGCTCCGGTTGTCGTTATTACTCCGGCTGCTGATGCTGCTCCAAAAAAGGGAAAGGCCAAAAAGGAAAACGAAAAGCCCTTGGTTATCATGTCGGATTTGTCCGATCCTGATTTGACCGCACAGCTATTAATGGCAATATGGGAAGCAAGGGGATTGCCAGAAGAGACAGTCAAAAAGGCTTTACATCTTGCAAATTCGATTAAACTATAAATATCTGGCCTAGTGATAGGCCACCACCTTTAGGAGATTAAGATGAAGATGGTACATATAGCTCATGGCGATACGTTTTCCCATAAGGAAGAGCTACGAAGTTTGAAATTTATGTGGTTCCCCCCGATGAGAATATGGTGGCGGCTCTGGGATATGGATTCCAATTTAGCTGTAGAATTAATCCAATTAAAGCTCTCTAATATGAAGGGAGTTATATGGTTGGATACTGATTATGATGTGATGCGGAATGCTCTTGAAGGTCGTTTCGATTGGTTAAGAGAGGAGTTAGATACAGATACATTTTACCAAGGTGGAAATGAAACCTAGAAAGGAGTATTTATATGAAAGGTATGAGCCTATCCAGTTTCAAGGATCTGAATCGACAGAGAGGGTTTCACTGGTTTGATAAACTAACGCTACGCTATTTTAATTCTAAGATCTCTAATTGGGATTATGATACGGGCTATTTCGTTTCCAGTGAGATCGCTCCTGATCAGGTTAGAGCCTATACCCTGCGAAGGGGAAATTTCGATACTGGAAGGGTTATGAGGATAAGTGAATTCCGTGAATACAGGAACATTTACTTGGCTAGACAGGCTCTAGTTAAAAGAATTGAAAGGGAAAAAAATGAGAATACTAAAAATTGAAATTAACACGAATATTGAAATCGTTGAGTACGGAAATTTCGGAAGAAGAATTTTAAAGCATCTAGGGATATTTGATTCCTTCCGACAAGCCGAAAAAGCGATAAGAGAAAATTTTAATGTGAGACAAATTGATGATGTCACATTTGAGAGATTGGAGAGTGAAGAATGAGTAGATTTTCAGATATACAAGACCTTAAGCCATGTTTTATTTGTCATGGCCATATACTGGATTCTAAAAAGATTAAAAGGCTACTTCCTACTAAGAGATCGACTATTATAGAATGGTACGGGATCTGTAATAATTGTCTCGATAGGTATCCTGAGATCCTGGAAACGTTTGAAAGGATCTCTAATCTACCGGACGATGTGGAAGAGCCTAACCATTCGGTTATGTTTAATCTCCTAGAATCTATTCGCAGCCACTTTTGGGGCAATAGATTTGTTCCACCTTATAAACCGAAAAAAAAGGAGTAATAAAATGAAAGTTTGTAAATGTACGTTTGTTGGAAAGGGTATTTTCCCCTTGGACATGTTGAGATATGATCGTTGTTGGCCAGCGACAACTGAGGACGTTATGAAAATAGCCTACTGTGAAGACCCAATGTTGAATAAAGAATCCTATGAGATTACGGTCTGTACTTATAATTATACTTCTCCGAGCCTATTCACGTATGATCGCTGGATTTCGTTTGGCTGGAAACCATTATTTGGAAATGAGGATAAGCCTACTAAAAAGAAAAAATAACGAATTCCTGGCCGTAGCTAGGGATAAATCCTTTTCACCCGATCTATCATGATATCCTTCCGCTCTTTAGCTGAGGGATATTTTTCCTGTTGGGGATAGAGCCGATACCACTGATAAATACACTCAATTCCATCAAAGAGATCATCCATATCCATTTTTAAGATAATTCCACACGTCAATATTGCATAATCATCTGAGGATCGTTCTGAGGCATATAGAGCGTTTTTATCCCTTGGGGCTAATAGATGTCCTATTTCATGACAAAGACCGATCTTAAGCCCGTTTTTGTTAATCTTGGGATGTCTTATAAAACCGTCAAAAATGGTGATCGTCCAATTCAGCCCATTCTTCTTGACCACTATATTCTCTCTATCCGTATTCAGATATTCGATTTTAAAATTGATATCCATACTCCTGAAGAGGGGATCATAGGCATCATAGAACTCGATAAGGGTGATCCCTACATCTTTGGGAATAGATACACAGGACATTAAAAAGAAGGCTATAATAAAAATTATAGCTTTCTTACGTTTAGGATTGGAGTTTTTAAATGAAAGATTGAGCATGATTAATTATAATACCAGCATTTAGGACGGTTGTCACATACTGATTTTGAATCAGTAGGAATGATTTTATCATCCCATGTTTTTGTGCAGAGTGTTCCTGCGAGATAACTGTCTAAACGGCACTGAGCTTTAGGATGTGCTGATTGGGTGGAAGTAACGACAGAGGGATCTGGAGTTTCATACTTCGGCAGAGGCTGACTATTAAGAGCCGCGAGAAGATTACCGAGAGACTGTCCTGCCGCAAGATTTTTAGCACATATTTTTTGATCTATCACCTTTTCCCAAACTAAACAAGAACGAGGAACCGTGACGATTAATGCGGCTGTAGGTTTAAATACTTTTTTACCGCAGACATGCGTTGCTATATAGTCGGATTGGCCTTCGTAGGCTGCCCAATCTCGCATAGGATATCCACCCATTTGATGAGCTATTTCGTGACAGATAACGAGCTTGAAACCGTCTTTAGTCACTTCTTCCCTACGAGCCAGCCCACCGAACATGGCTACATACCATTCGTTTCCATCCCTCTGGGTATAGGCGTTTACGGTTGCGTCTTCCCAATCTCCCTCTATATTCAAAGTAAATCCCATAGCCTTGGCAATAGGGGCATAGATATCGCTTACTTCTTTTATCGCTTCGTTGAATTGAGTTTGATTGATTCCAGAATAGTTGATTTTGTTGTCGTATCTCCACAGCTCATTTTCTGGGAGATCTGAGAAGGCCGAACTTGAGACAAAAAATGTCATCAGGAAAAATAATACTTGCATTTTAATATCCTCTGTGAATGGTTTTTAAAATTGTATCACAGAGGATTTTCCAATACCTATTAATTTTTCTTTTCCAATTCTAATTCAAGGTCTGGAATGGCATCTCCTCTAAAACCATTGACGATAACAGTCGTGGTTGCTTGTGCTGTTCCGCATTTGTTAGTAGCGAACATCGTTAGTTTTTTGGTGATAGATGGAGTATATTTTATTCTTGCTTCCCTTGGAACCGCACCGCCATTAAAATCAGGAACGGCTTTCCAGAGGTAGGTTGTTCCTTTCACAAAATTGGTTCCAAGATAAATCGTTTGGCCTCTCCAAATCTGAATATGAGATGGATGCCCCGTTGAAGTATACGGCATAGGATAACATGGCGTTGGAGTAGGATCAGGCGTTGGTGTAGGTGTTGGATCTGGAGATGTATTATATACGACATAGTTTGCCCATGCTCCTATCCCGTTTGCGCTATTAGATGCGGTAGTACCATACTTGATAGTCATATACCCACCATTTTCACCCCAAGCGGAACCCCATGAGTTTTTCATTAACCAGTAGCCATCGGCTGTCCAGCCTACGAGATTTACAGCGTGGTTCAACTCGGTTGCTCCGGAGCCATTGAATTTACCACCAGTATAATTTGACATCGCCTGATCTGCTGCGACTCCTACGGCTACAGTACCGTATTGAAATATAGCTGCCTTTATCTCACTGACAGATGGATTTTCTCCGCCTGGAGTATATGACCAAGATAGGATTTTCTCGAATTTTCTTTTCCCTGTTTGGCATGTTCCTTTCTGTGCTGTGTAGGGATAATCGGAATCGTTAACTGCACCACCAGGAGCTATATGTAGTTCGTGTGGTTCGAAGAAGCCTCCATCGCAACTGTAACCCTGTGTATTGCAATCTAAAATGTACTGAGAAGAAGGGGATCTCGTAATGCCATTTATCTTCAAAACATCCTTGAAAACCCCTATTATTGAGTAATCCCAACAACTGCCGCAATTACCTTGATCCTCGGCATTTGCGAGATTAAATTTAGTTTTTAAATCATATGCCTCAGGAAGAGCAAGACCCTTATCCTTTAGATCTTTCAAAGCAGATCTAATATTTTTTGGCTTAAAATTTTTTGGGATAATAAGCCCCGTATAATATTCTTTTCCGCTACTTGAAACAATGACTTGTGCTTTAGGTTTTGATTGTAGCTCTTTTGTTCCATAATAAGAGCAAATCGAGAGCAGGGGAATAAGTAAGGCTAAAAAAAGATATTTTATTTTTCCTGAAAACATAGGTCACCTCAATGAAAAGATTAATCTTGACATCGAGTATAACACTATTATATGAACGTTTCCAACTTCCATATTTCATCTAAAGCGAAGTTAGGGCAGGTTTTATTTTCATTAAAATAGCTGTGCGGTAATACCTTTGATTTAGGTATCTTATAGTTATTCATGAGGGATTTGATAAGTGAGTAGCCAGATAGGAATTGATCCCTTGTAAATCTTTCTTTTCCTGAGAAACAGATACCAACGCTGACCATATTCATAGTAATGCAATGCGCTCCCATCTCTTTTAGTGGCCGACATGGATAAATGATTCCATCCTTTTTAATAAAAAAATGGTACCCTATGTCGTTGAATCCTCTTTCCATATGCCATTGTCTTATCACATTGACATCATCATGAGCAGGGAAATCGCTATCGCTGCAATGGATAATGATATGAGTAATTAATTTTAAATCCCTTTGCATTGCTCTTTTTGCTGAGCCTATAAGATCATATGGCTTTGTCATTATTTTACCTTTGAAAATTCAGATAATTCCGTTTCCGAGAAAAGTGATTCTAAAGGATCTGACGAGTCAGAGAATAGAGCTTTAGAGTAGGCAGAGATATAAGCCTTATCCTTTGTAGTAAGCCTATTATAGCCTCTGACAAGCTCATTCTTTTCTGTTATACGTTCCTCCATATCGCATTGTAGTTGAACTAATTTTTTTGTGATGTATTTTTTTTGTGCTTCATTCATAGTTTTTCAAATTTCCAATCATCTTTAAATTGTGCATGATAATAAAAAAGACCATACCTTGCGATATGGAAAGCATCTATCAAACCATCTTTTGATTTCGTAATACCTGAATTGGGATTTAATTTCTGAAACGACTCCCATGATCTTAACTTTGTATCTTTCTCGAAGGTTCCAAAGTAAGCTATTTTTTGCCATTCCTTTGGTTCAAGCAAAGTGTGTTGTTTATCGTACAGGAAGCCTAATACTTGACCGTAGTTCGTTCCAAAGGTGAATACCTGTGTTGCACCCCATCCACCTCTACCTCTAACACGCTCCAGATAAATCATCGAAGCACGATTAAAATCAAAGCATTCATTTACTTTAAAGAAGTTGATTATCTTATCGGTGCGGTAGGGAAGGTCGAGGCATCTTGCCGTGCGTGTGTCGCTATCTAACTCTACGATACAGCCCTTAAAGCCTGGATCAATTCCAATAATTTTCAAAGTAGAGATCCTTTTTTATATAGGTAATTGCTTTTTGAAGTATGGAGTATGTAGAAAAAATAGTCAAAAAAAAACAGGTGGGTGACCTGTTTTTCCTTGTGATGTATCGCTGCAATGTACCTACATGTTGTCGCTGATATATATCATATTTATAAAAAAGTCAATCCATATTTTAAACGATTTTAGATGGATGCGGTCTCTTTTTCCTTGATAAAAATATGCCTAAACGATATAGACACAAATAATCAAAATTAAACGCTATGGATATTGGATATAAGATGATTTATCTGGAATAAATAAAAGGCCAAGTGACTAGCTTGACCTATATCGAACGCTAAAGATGTTTCTCAATCACAAGAACCACAACGCTGTATGACAAAGGTCTTATATCCTTTGTGATGGCTGATTGCAACTAAAAAAGGATATGTATGACTGATAATGTTTTAGCCTTTCCTAAAAAAGATCTTACCCCAAAACAACCAAGAGCAAACATGAAACCTATCCCTGACCAATTTAAAGGTGGCAGACTTTTAAACGCTATAATCGAAAATCAAAATATAACTGGGATCGGGCAAGCTATATTATTTGATATCACCCGTTTTTGTGATTTGGGGGAAAATGCCACCTTCCAGGAATGGATTTGGAGAAAAAGAGAGGATCTGGTTGAGGGAACTAAATTTGATATTAAAGCAATTAACAGACATATTAAAATCCTTATTGAGGATGGATATATTAATAAGCGAAAAGGCACCTTTAAAGGCAAACAAGCTGCAAATGAGTATCAATTGACATCCAAAATTTTTGATGAATATTTAACCCAATTAGGGCATCCCAATACGGATACCCACAAATTGACTGGGTATCCCAATACGGATACCCAAGGGTATCCCAATGCGGATACCCAAGGGTATCCCAATGCGGACACCAATCATAATGACTCCCATCATAATAACGAACAACATAATGAATTAAAAAATAAACAAAAAGAAAACTCAGAGGTCCAAAAATCAGGGGAAAATCCCCTGGACCCCTATTTTTTTGAATCTGATTATTCTTTTGGTTTTAAAAAGACGGAGGAGGAAAAGCCCAAGAGAACAAAAGCCGATGTCTTTCGCGCAGGGCAAACGGCTATCAGGGAAAAGAAAGGTCAAAAATTTTTAAGCCGCGAAGAGAAATCCGGGATGATCCAAGCCTTGCTTGACGAATATGATATAGACAAAGTTTTTGATTTTTTCGATAAAACCAATAAAAGTCATCAAGCAGCCCCTTATGATATAAAATTATTAAAACTGGGCATCGAATATGCCGCAACCGACGATCCTAAGACGGTTTAACCCTTGATCCCTTATCTTGGCCCTCCCCAATGATAAAACCGCACAGGATGGCGATTTAAGGCTTTTGGAGCATAGCAAGTGCCAACGTGACATAGCTTTAAAATTATTATATAAAGCTATACTAAATATTAACATTGTAACGGAGTTTTAAAAATGAAGAGAATTGACGTAAAAAGAGCAGCACCAAGAGACGAGGAAGATTACTCACAGCAAGCTGAGGTTATCGAATTGGATCCAAATTCGGAAAACGATAATACTCGATTTGCTCTTAACTGGGTATTAGAGCTAAATGAAAAATACCGCACCACGATCGAGAGATTAAATTCTATACATGGTAGAATCGCATCACTTGATAACGAGAACAGGCGAGCTCTCGATTTTATTAAATTCAATCTCGAGGACAACGAATAGGAGTTTTTATGGAGGCTGAAGGAGATCATCCTTATTTTGGAAAAAAAGGTGAGGTCTATAAGCCTCCAGAGAAAAAGAAAAGCAGATTATCTCTTGACAGATTAAAGGAAATTTGCTTGGAGATAATCCCTCTTAAGCGTGATCCACCAAAAGATCCTGACCCACTGGACTGGTAGTAGC